GCACCGCCATGACCAGGGCGTTGGGATTGGCCGGGACGGGCACCGCAGAGAGCTCGTAGAGTTCCTGCTTCTTGTAGCGGAACCCCGTCTGCCGGCCCTCCTTGTCGGTGATGGGCTCCCGTTCCAGGTCCCGGAACCCCACCGAGGTGGCTCGGAGATAGCCGCCAAGGTAGAGCTTGTAAATGGTGTCGGCGAAGGTGTACTCCTCTGGCGTCGGGAACTTGACCTGGAAAAGCAGGCCCTTCTCCGTCTTGCCCACCTTCACGGCCTTGCCGACAGGCGGCTGCTTGTAGTCGTGGGTCCAGAGGAAAACCGGGTTCTTTTTGTAATTCTTCAGGTCCCAGCCCTCCACCTCGATGACGTCACCGTAACGGTCCACGTCCGCGGTGGAGCCCAGGAATTCCAGGGTCCGGTCTTTGGGGTCACCCACCTGTTTCACTTCAAAGTCCAGGGTCTTGTGGATCAGCTCCATGTTTTTGGTCTCCTCACACCACCGGCGCGGCCACGCAACGGCAGTTGATAATCTCCCCCGCTGGCCCGCCGGGGTCGCAGGGGAAGCGGCAGCCGTTGGGAAAAGCCTGGCCTCGCTCCACCACCACACCGCTTAGCATCTGGTGTGATTGTCTGACGTGCTCGTCCCCGGCGGTCACCCAGCGGCGCTTCACCACCTGCATCTGCCCCATAGCCGCGTCCCGGGCTGCTCCCGCCGCCTGGCCCGTCTCGGTCCGAGCTATGGTCAGTGCCCGGGACTGGGCGAAGTTGTAGACTTTCCTCACCCGGTCCATGAGTTCGGCGGTGGTTTCCATCTTTCCCAGCCCCTCGATCAGGGTGTCCCGCAGTTGCTCCCGCACCGTGTCGTTGATCCCCACCACCTTGATAAGCTTGTTTTCCAGGGCGGCCATGGCCGGGGAGTCCACCAGGGTGAAGAGTTCAGGGTCAGCCCCCATCTCGGCCAAGAGAGCCTGCCCCGCAGCGGTGCCGATATCCAGGTACAGGGGCCAGACCAGCTTCTTAAGCAGGCCGTTTTCCACCTCCGGGTTCAGCAACAAGGATTCCACCGCCAGCTCCCGGGTCAGACCCCGCCCCAGGTTTTCCTCCAACCGCCGCAACTGGCGCTTCCTCTGCCCGAAGAAAAAGCGCCTGACCTTGCCCTCGAACTTCTTCTCCAGGGGAGTGTGCAGGCTCAGATACGTCTTCCAATAGGCCTCCCCGTCAAACCCCCGGACAAGGTGGACAGGGGCGGCCGGCGGGAGGAAGGGACCGGCCGCCCCGGCCCGGTTGTAAGGGAGGGGGTTTGGAATGGACTTCTCAGGAGGACTAATGTTCTCGCCCACCGGCGTCAGGTTGAAGGGGGCAAACCAGGTATCACCCCAGGGCACCGCTTCCATCCCCAGGTCCAAGCGTTCATTGATCTGGTTGATAGGCCAGCCCATCTGCCAGAGCTTTTGGCCGGTCTCCACCTTTTCCTTGAAATCTTCCTGGATAGCGTCGATTCCAGAATAGTCGAACTCGGCCCAGAAACGACCGCCTTCGATTTTCGAAAAAAGCTGTGTCCAGAGGGTGGCCTCAAAGTTGCTCATCTTGGGGAGCAGGGTTTTTTGCCAGAAGACCTTGTCCTGCACCCTGGCGGTGGCGTAGTTGATGTCCTCGTAAATTCCCAATTCTCCTTTGGGCACCTTGAACACCGCCATGATCTCTTCCCGGTTCCACTTGCGCTGGGCTAGAAAGTCCATGTCTTTCTGGCTCAATCCGATCTGTTTATAAGTGGTGCCTCCCTCCAGGATGGCGATGGAGTGGGCCTTGTTTACTCCCTGGTGACGGTCAGACCACTGGGCCTTTATGCGCTGGAACTCATCATCATCCAGATTGCCGGACACCTCCAAAACCCCCAGGGGTATGGCCGAGTTTTGGAAAAAGGCCTGATTGTAACGGGAGGCCCAGTAGTCCTGGTTCACCCCCGCCTGAGCTGCGGCCAGAGGACTCAAGCCCCGGAGGTCATGGTAAGGGTTGAAGTAGCGAAAAAAGATCACCTCATGCGACTCCAAAGGCACTTGGGTAGCGCCTCTCTGGTAAACCCAGCCGCTTACCAGGCCGGTATCCCGATCCAAAACTTCCCGGAAGCGGGTAGGCGGAAAGGTCCAGATTTCTTTGGGGACCTCGTTTCCCCGCTCGCGATCAAGGAGGTAGAAAGCTTCCCCATAAATTCCCATAAAGACAAAAGCGGCCTCGATGAGTTGACCCCCGGCCATCAATGGGTTAGGGGACTCGAATACCCGGACCATGGGGTGGTTATCCACCCCCTTTTTGTCTTGGCGATTGCCTGTGAAAAAAAGCAAGGGAATGCCGCTGATGTTCTGGGCTATGGCGTTGATGCAGGCATATACCCAGACGTGCTCCCGATATGGCTCTGTCAGCCCTCCATGGGCCAGCAGCAGGTGGGGGGACAGGAAGAAGAAGCGATCTTTTTCAGGAAAGTGCGGCTGTTCTTTGATCCTGAACAACCCCATTAACGCCCGCCTGACAATACCGGCCACTCATTATCCTCTCGTCTTTGCTGCCTTAAAGGATAAAGGTGGCCAGAATGGTGGTCAATTGGGCATTTGGTGGGCGTTAGGTGTGTAATTAGTACATATCAAAAATTGGTCTGTCTTATCAAAGGAAAGTCTTAATCTTTCAGTTGCTCGATAGTTACGTTCGAGCGACACAGCTCGAAAACGAGGATAAACACCCAACTATAGCTGTTTTTATTCTTTGAACACCTCCCTTTACTTTACTCATTCTTCCTTACTTTTGTCACTGTGTCCCTACGGGCATCTTTATGCCCCAAAATGTTTTACAGGATTCGCAGCAGAAGACTGGATTTCTAATCTTTTGTCGCACTTGTCGTTCCAAACCATCCTTTACACTATCAAGAACTGAACCCGCCACTAGGCCTACTGGTCCATACATGAGCAATCCAGTCAGCTTTCCCGTCCTGCGGGGCTTACTGATAATTCCTATACTCGACCCTCCGCACGACGGACAGGCCATATCAGCAGGTAAGAAGAGGGTCGCTTTACATCGGGGACAGTTGTTGTTCTTACCTCCTTGGCTCCAGTCAACATACGAATCGCAGGATCCGCATTTGAAGGTGTCTGTTATGGTCCAAGCGTCCCGTGTCCGTTTCATGCGACTCATCGCAGCTTCGGCCTCGGATCTAGCCTGTTCCCCACGGCGGACTTCTTCTGCGCTCTTCACGCCGAGTTTCTTTCGGATAGCATTTGCGGCAAGCTTGGGCTCGTCCAAGGAGGACAAAATGCGGTCAGCTGAGCTTCGTTCTGTTGAATTCGGTGGGAACGTCTGGCAATAAGATTTGAACGCTCGATTCTTTGCAGGTTCTGAAATTATTGCGCACGCACCCCCTGCGATTCCAAATGCTGACACTCCAATAATGGCGGCCGAACCAAGACCAAAGCCGAGAACATAAGTCAGGATCGATAAGCCAATAGCCGCAAGTAGTCCAATACCCGTGACCATGCCAGCGCGGTTTTCTTTTTGTTCCAATGGCTGTAGAATTTTTAAGATTGTGTGCTTGATTTCTTGTTCGTCCATGGGAACCTCTTTCGTGTCGAGGTACAGATAGTTATATTGCTTTAATATTCTGTAAAAATGTCTTCATCTGGACATTGCACTTGTTCCGCTTTGAAGCAAAGCACATCTACGAATTGTACTTTGTGCTCCAGTTTCGTCAGCAATTTTCAACTTTGGAATACCTGATACAGGATTGGGACCGATCTCCAGTTCAATGTAGTATATTTTTCCTGCTTCGGTGCTAATAGATAGAGAGTCTCGATGTGTTCCCCGAAGATTTGATACGCTGATTTGATGAGGGCCTGGAGTGACGACCTGTCGAAAGAATGCTTGGTTTTTCGAATCACCAACTAATCCGCCATCTAAATATATACGAAACATTTGAATCGCTGCAACCATGGTATCTCTGTAAATGTAAATGATGGCTTTTCCGGGCTCGGGAACGAACTTCTTTGCGGCCTCCTGTTCGGCCTTAGGCGCCGATGGAGAGCCAGGACAGCCAATGCATAAAAACGAAGAAACAATAGAAATAATTATCCACCAAACAATACTCATAATGTTTGTTGTCAGTGAGCTTCTTTTCATTACGCGATCTCCTTCTGGTTGCCTCGCTGTTTGTTTATATGTTATTTAGACAATAGCTGTACAATGTGATTTTGCCCCTTGGCGCGGGCGAAGTCCAGAGCCGTATATCCATTCTTCGCTTGAGCTTCGGATTAGCTCCTTTCTCTAACAGGAACTCGACAATTGATTTATGTCCGTTGGCTGCTGCACCCATTAATGGTGTCGCTCCATATTTTATATCTTGAGCGTTAATGTTTGCTCCCTTACTTACTAAAAGTTTAACTATCTCAAGGTGACCATTTGTTGCAGACTGAGCAAGAGCATTGAACCCTCTCTTGTCTTTGACATTTACATCAGCCCCTTTGGAGATTAGCATTTCTATTATTGCCGTGTGACCATGCTCTGCGGCACCCATCAACGCAGTTGCCCCGAGGTTTCGGTCTTTCGCGTTAACATCGGCCTTTGAGTTAAGCAGAGAACGAACTACTTCAGTATGACCCTCCGCCGCAGATACCATCAGTGCTGTCATTCCAAATCGTGAATCGCGAAGATTAGGGTTGGCACCTTTTTGCAGAAGAAGGTTAACCACTTTTAAGTGACCACCTTCTGCTGCATACATGAGAGCGGTTACTCCGTCGGAATCCTTGGCATCTACTTTCGCCCCGCCCTTTAATAATTGACTTACGGTTGCCGAGTCGCCTTTCTTAGCCGCATCGACGAGACTTCCTCCATTTGATTCGCTATTCGTCATTAACAAGACAGTCAAGATTACAAAGATAATCGTGTATTTTTTTATAACCAATTTTTCAACCTTCTCAATCCATTTCATAGACACCTCCTTTTCTTCATCATAATAATTATGAAATTGATGTTTCAAAACTATTATTCCTATAATAAATTACTTTAAAAAAGCACCAACCACACCAAATGCGAGGCAAGCAATGATCATAAATGGAGATAACATATTTGATAGGGCAACATTTATGGGGATCCCCTTGGCGACAACGCTAGCAATTAAGAGTATTGCCCACATTCCCACGGCATAAGAGATTATCTTACCAACCATTTTACCGTTTCCTCTTTTTAAAAATACAATATTATGTTTAATATCCCCTTCGGGGAATGTGTGAAAATCTCTCGCCTTCAAGCGAAAACTTTAGTGGGCTTGCGATGCCATGGAAGACTACCGAAAGATCTCACTTAGCATGGATCACCAAGTACCTCAAGCCAGTGGGTTACCACCACTTTCTAATGCTTAGCAGAACCCTTAAGCATTTTTTCTATTTCAGTGTTACCAGCCTGCTTCGCAATAGATAACGCTGTACGTCCATCCCTTGTCTTTGCATGGACATTAGCGCCGTTCTTGAGAAGAAGAGCAACAATTTCCTTGTTACCCTTCCAAACTGCATAAATTAACGCAGTTCCACCCCCATCATCTGCTTGGTTTACGTTAGCTCCATGTGAGATAAGGAACTTGACAATTTCCAGATGATTTCTCGCCGCTGCCAACATTAGAGCAGTTCCTCCTCCAGGAACCTTACTTGTAGAAGGGCCACGAGAGTTGACATCTGCCCCCTGCTTGAGAAGGCTTTTGACCCGTTCCACTTGACCCATTCCAGCCGCAACACGAAATTCGGAGTTGAGTTTTTCATCTGCCATGGCAATTGATGTCCCCAATGCGAGTGAAAAACTCAAAACACAAGCTGTCAATGTTTTAGAAAGTTTCATTTTTCTTCCTCCACATGTTTCGAAGATTATACCGTTGTCAATAAAATGCTTATAGACCTTGATCTCTTGTGCAAACCAAGTAGCATAAATTTCACACAAATTGCATTTATTTTCCAGACTATAGGAATCTCACCCCCTTTGTTTGCAAAATATTTATAGAGTATTTAGCTAATTATTTATTTCTGCGTAATTGGGAGAGTCAGGTCATGTGGTTTTAACGGTTAAATCTTCTTTCAGTTTGAATAACACAAGGCGTACCCCTATTTTCTTGATTGGTTCGAACTATAGCTAGGAATTTTAGTAAGGTTTTAATTTATTTCCATAAAGTAGGTCTACCAAGAAATATAATACACACAATGCCGTTGACTTAAGGATTGGCACAGGCTATAATCAGGCATAACTAAATGAATATAGGAGGTTTTCACATGATCACGCCGTGAAAATAGCGTGCCAACTCCCGCAGAAAATGATGCTTCTGCCGATTTTTTCCTTCCCGAATTCATTCAACGCTTTCTTCCAGACAGAAAATCTCTGCAATCATTACTGGATACCCGCTTCTTTTCCAGAGTTCGACGCCTCAGGTTGGAGATCACCCTGGCTCTGATGCTTAACATGGTCCGACCAGGAGAACGAGTCGGGTATCAAAAAGTCATCGACCGTTTTTTCTCAGAAACAGGTTTAGCCTTCTCTCACCAGAAAGTCGTCAACCCCCCCGACAAAGCGGCTTTTCATCGGGCCAGAAAGAAAATTCCGGTAGAGGTCTGCCAAATCCTCTTCGCCGAAGCCGTGGCCTACGCACAATCCTTAGCCCGTCAGCATGAAAAGCTCACCTGGA